TTGGAAACCCAGACGGGTCCGTACCCGTTGGGTGATAACGGTTGGTGGTGTTCCGAAAAGTGGTGCGAAAATTTCGCACGGTGCAAAGGCGCAACGCAAGGAGGCGCATAGTTATGGCTTTCAAGCCTATGAGTCCGCTAGAGCGGGCAAGTATTGAAGCACAGGTCATCCTCAAAGCAGCGGTTGAACTCGCTGTCGCTGAGGTTGGCAACGAACCCGACGGCGTAGCCGTCACGATGGCTATTGAAAACGCACGCGCGTTGGCTAAGGAACTACCCAACCTCAAGGACTCTCTCGTGAATCTGGGAGATGGTGCTGAGATTGCGTATGCCCCCGAAGGACCAGCGTATGCGCCTGAGGTAGCGATCATTGAAGCAGCATTCCCCGGTGCGACTGAGGTCGCTTCGGACAAGCCTGTATCCAAGTACATAGACGATGAGCAGTACGCTCTCGTCCATAAGATTTGGCTATCGGAAAAGAATGCGGGTGTCGCTTACGCATCCAAGGACAGCATGTTCTTGGACAACCAAGCGATACGCAAACTCTTTCAGGATGGTACGCGCACGTTCCCAGCGGACTATTGGGCGCAGACCCTCCAAGGCAAAGAGATCCCAACCACCAAGACAGGCAAGTGTGGGCTGGGTGACTTCAAACTGAAGAAGGGCGTGAGCGTCGCAAGCGACGGTTCGCTCTACTTGGGTGAGGGTGAGGGTAACCACCCCCTCGCCAACAAGAGCGGGTACTTCGCCGGACTGGTGAAGAACAGCCCGTTCAACTGGGGCGAACGCCCCGACCCTGTAGATCCGCAGGGCTGGCTGGCAAAGGCCAATGCCTGAGGAACTATCGTTGGAGGAAGCCTTAGCGCTTGTAGCCGGGGCGGAATCGGATTCGCATTCCGCTCCGGCACCTCCCTCTCAGCCTCCAACTGAAATAGAGGGGATTTCTGCCGCTGACCTGCAACGGCTCTTCACTCCGAAGAAGGAACAGGTGCGTCGTATGCGCCACGACCTTCGTTCGGGGAACGAATGGTCGTTCGGGGTGCGGGTGTTTGATGACGCCACCTTGGGTGGCGCTCGTGGTGGGCAACTGGTCACCGTCATCGGTCGATCCCATACGGGTAAGACCCTGCTGGCGTTGAACATGGTGGCCCGCAACCGCAACCACCGCACGCTGTGGGTTAGCCCGGATGAAACCGAAACGATGTTCTGGGGTAGGTACACAGCCATACGCCTAGAGATCGACCAGAAGGAATGGATCAACCGTCTTATCCGTGAGGACAGGACAGCGTGGGAAAGGGTGGAGCAGGTCATGCGTGACGAAACGAACCTTCACTTTGAATCCACGGGGATGACTGTCGATGACATCGACAAGGCCATGCGCATCGCATCAGTGGAACTATGGGGAGGGCAACGACCAGACGTAATCGTCTACGACTACCTAGAACTGATCCGGGGTGGTGGCGCTGGCGATGCGGCCAGCGTCCAAGCCAAGATCGAATCGTTCAAACAGTTGGTGTCCGACTGGCGTGTCGTAGGCGTGATACTCCACCAGTCTGGGCGCGGCTCAGGGAACCGTGGCCGTGCCGGTGGCATAGAAGCAGGGCGGTACGCATCCACCAGTGAGAGTCATTTCCTCATTGAGACATGGCGCAGGTGGGATGATACGAACCTTGAGGAAGATACCCGCAGGCACTATGAGGATGAAATCAGTGTCGGATTGTGGAAGAATAAATCAGGTGATGGCGAGAAAGCGGAAGTCAACCTCACAATCCACACAAGCGGGAGGCTCTTAGAGCCGGGAATTGTATGGGAACAGATGAGTTTAGATGAGTGACTTACCTGTACCTCAGTTCCGTATTCTATTCACAGGCTTTCCGCTTGCCTATGGAACAGACGAAGGCGGTTGTCGTTGGGCGGAAGTAGACGATGACCTGCTAGAACGTCACCTCACAGGCGAAGAGATGATCGGCATTTACCCGATGGTCTACGACCCCAACTACGAGTCAGGTGGTCCTGACACATGGCGTGAGGACGTTGATAATAACCGCTATTACAGGGACATGAACCCTGATCTGTGGATGTGCAAGTGGGGGTCCATCGACATAGACGAAGGCGATGAGTCCCTAGTCATCGCCCGCAACGTGTCGATGGTGCTACGAGCAATGGACATCAAATCGTGGGTAGAACTCTCACGCAGCAAGGGCTGTCACCTGTGGATATTCAACAAAGAATGGGTGCGTGCATCAGTGATGCGCCGTGCCATGAAGGCAGCGTTGGATCTAGCGGGAGCGAAGTACGACGCCGTGTACCCCAAGCAGGATTCCCTGAAGGGACCACCCGGCAACTACATGCGCTTGCCGTATGGTGGGAACCGTCCACCCGGTACTGGCCTGCTGGACCGGCAAGTAATCCTAGACACAGACGACGAGGGCTTAGACCTATTCGACTTCATCATCTTGGCTGAACAAGACCGGACGCCTACAGCGGTGCTGGAACGTGCCGCAGTCCTGTACGAACCACCCAAGCCGGTGATCCCAGACCTGCCACCCAAGAGGGACTACAGCAAGGAACCTCTTATGCAGGTAGACGGTTCTCGTCTGCGAGGTTTGGCATCAGAGATGTTCAACAACGGTCCAGTCCCGTACTATCGTGAACATGGCGCAGGAAAGGGACGGCACGGTTTCCTGAACAGGTTCGCTCGTTCAATGTTTGAGTCGGGTTACACTCGCACCGATGTCATCTCGTGGACTAAAGACTTGGATTCGCGCTTAGGACAATGGTGGGATGATGGCCCGAAGTTCGCAGGGAGACACGACTCCGACAGGCAAATCGACAGGCTCGTCACCGACGCCCAACAGCGGGCAACAATCACCCGATGAGTTCTCGTTCGTTGTCCCCGGCAGGCCACAGCCCAAGGGTCGTCCCCGAATGTCGCGGAAAGGTCGCGTTTACACTCCGAAGGAAACCGTCGAAGCGGAGAAAGCATACGCTCAAGCGGTTGGCGATGACCCGCCCGTCTTTGACGGGCCAGTCACGGTGGAGATGACGTTTTGCGAGGAAGCAACGTATATCACTGTCCGCTCCTTGACGGAATGGAAAACCCCGCTACGTGGGGATTTAGACAACTACATCAAACTATGCCTAGATGGGTGCCAACGTGCGGGCGTTATCCCCAACGACCGGCTTGTGGTTCGCCTGAAAGCGAGCAAAGAATGATCGTCGTAGAACTAGAACCTTGGGAATACGAATGGGCCTCTCATGTGGGCGCTCGCAGATACATAGAAAACTGGGGTAAAGCGGACGCCCCCTACTACGACAAGAAGCGCATGGAGGACGACCGAACAGCGCAGGTGGCTGCCTGTGTAGGCGAACTAGCGGTGGCGAAAGCCACCAACCAGTACTGGTCTGGTCATGTGTGGCACAAGTCGGTGCATAAAGAATACAGACACTTGCCTGATGTCGGAGACAACGTGGAAGTGCGCCGGGTACGGACCTCAACATCAGCCGCCGTCAGGCAAAGACAACTAGGCAAAGGTTTAGTTCTCTTCGTGGTCAAGCCCGTAGCCCCAGAGTTCAGATCAGTTGAAATCCTAGGGTGGATCGACCATGATGAAGCGTGGGAAAAGGGCGAACCCTCCGGTTACAGCGAGGACACAAGAGTCATCGCTGAAGAATACCTGCATCCCTTGATGGCGTATGCTGGGGAGGATGGCGAAGAAGGAGTTTCCGTTTGATCCCCTCGTTGGGTTACGAGGATCATCTCAAACGGAAGTACGAGGTGCGCCGGACACACTCTTACAAGCACTTCAACAGGCTAGCCCGCACAGCGAACCACGTATTTCTAAACAAGAACGTGCTGACCTACAAGAAGTTGTCCTTAGTGCCCTTGAAACCCTTCAACCGTGGGAGCATTGGCTTCTAAACGCTCTGCTCTTTGAACGCATGAGTCTGCGCCAAGTAGAACATGTGCTAGGAATACCCAAGACGACTGTTGCCCGTAAACGTGACCGCATCTTGGACAGATTGAAGCAAGAACTATCCGCCCATCCGTTAGTAAGGGAGTACCTACGTGATGATAGACCCAGAGATTAGACCCCTATCGTGGGAGGCTGCTGCCTCCCTGTGCGCCGGTCAAATAGACAGCACTCACCCTGATTTCAGCGCTGCGCACCCTGCGTTTCAAGCAAAAAGGGACCACTCAGAGTGGTTGGCTTTGTTGCGTGAAGAGTTCGATTACCTTGAAGGCGAATGGTACGGACGTAAGCGTTTGAATTGCGGGGATGGCGAGGCCGAATACTACCGGTCACTCGCCCAAACCACCCTGTCCACAGCGATGCAATGCACAGGGATAGAGGCGCTTACAGCCGAAGGGATTCTCCCCATGCTGGCAGGTAAGCAGGCTGACTACGGGTACGAGAACATCAACCGGTTCGGGCAAGACGGCATCATCGTGCGGATGCACGACAAGATCGCACGCTTGGAGAACCTTGCAGCAAAGGGTGCCGACCCCACGAACGAACCCGTCATGGATTCGTTCATGGATTTGGTCGGCTACTGCATCATCGGGATGATGGTCAACTACGGGATCTGGAATCTGCCGATGCGCAACCCAGATTCAGTCATCGTCTAACGAATCTATTTCTTTCATAGCGTCCACTGAATTCATTATCAGCCCGCTAATAGTAGAGAATACGTGGTTATGAAGAGGACTGTTTTCAAAGTCATTCATAATACTTTCCGCTGCGAACGCCATCGCATGTTCATAAGGCAACACCACTAACACGCCTAATGTGTCGTTGTGCCACTTCGCGTGGTTGAGGTCTGCTACGTCTAGTAGGTGCGATGTGCCTTTTATTTCTTCGTAGATTTCGGTCGCCATGTAGCCGTATTCGCTTGCCCACTTGTCGAACTCAGCGTTCACAGCGTCCTCGTCCATTACGTGATCCTGTCCTTTGCGTAACTCTTGATGACTGACAGGGCCGCAGCCACGCCACCGATAAGGGCAACCTTCAGGGTGCCATAATCTCCCATTACGAATAGGGCTAAGAATGCTTGAGCGAATGTCCATCCTGCTCGTTCGATTAGATCCTTCATACTGTCCACAACACCTTCCATGTGTGTGCGTCAATGGTTCCATTGACTTTGATTGCGTAGTTCGATTGGAACTGTTTACAAGCAGCGATTGATTTGCTGCCGTAAATACCGTCCACTTTCAGACCGGCTCCAGTCCGGTCATTCAACCGTCCCTGTGCGAGTGCTACCCACTTGCCTTTGGAACGTCGTCTAATAGGAAGGGCTTCCTGTCCCCCCTCAATGATGTAGCGAATGATCCCGTTCCAGTCGATAGCGACATTGGTGGACGGCCCTACCTGCATGGGCATCCCTTCCTGTACCCATGTGCTTAGGTTTACGCCGGGACATGAGGTTGAGGAAAAATCCATGTGGCACCTAACCCAAAGGTGGTTGCCGTATTTTTCCCTTGTGGCCCCGACGACGGCAAGCAAAGTTTCCTTGCCGATAACAGTGAACTGTTCATCTGCGTCGCCAATGTAGGCAACGGAAATAGTTTTAGAGTTCCACCCACGCGTGGCTGCGCCACGGTGCCAGCCTCTCCCTTCAAAGATTTCCCCTGTTTCCCCGGATACCAGCCAGTTGTAGGCGATGGAATCCCATCCCTTAGTCTCTACGTGGTACCTGTCATGTCCTCTCACACGCCTCCACGGGCCGTCTGACGGCCCCGTGGTGTGATGAATGACAATCCCCTGCACCGAACGCCTGAAGCGCTTCAGGCGCTTCCCTGAGTCGATAGCCCCCCACTCGCCACGTTCAACGTATCTCATGCCCTAAGGATAGTTTGTCCCTAACGGAGTGTCGCGCCCCTCAACGAACGGTCCTGCGAAATCTCTTCACGCTGGTCGTAAGCACGCCTGATTCTTTCCATCTCCTGCTCGTACCGTGTGTTGGTACGCAACCCCAGCCCGAACGCCCACGACATCCAACTGCTCAAAGCCCGCTCCTGATAGCGGGTTTCGTCAGGAAACAACCTGCGCAAATCAGAGAACACTGGCATCAACTGCGCCATCGTATGCAGTTCATAATCTTTCATGGCCCACTCGCCAGCGTGCGTCTTGCGTGTCAACCCAGCAGCCCCCAACAACGGCATCAACCCCGGAACTAACCGATACGCACGAGGTACCACCTCGTACTTGCCGTCGAAGTGGTAGCCCTTCCAAAGATTCTGCTTCGACTTCCACTCATACGGTGCCTTGATAAGCGGAGTGACCATCGAACCGAAACTACCCAAAGCAATAGCAGCACGGTCACCAACGCTCAACTTGCGATCAAACGCCATCGCCGGATCAAGTAGTTCCAACGGAGTTTTGAACGGCAGGTCAGGCAGGATGAACATGTCCTCGCCCTCAAACTTGAACGGCAACTGGATAGCGCCCTGACGCACCATCCACTTAGGAACAATATTCGGTTCCCCTTCCGTTGTCATTTCGATTTCTTTCTTCAGACTCATGTACCGGTTGAACACCTGCGGCTTACGAGCCATCATCTCCATCATCAACGGCAGGTTCTTACGAGTCCACGTATAGAACGGCACCACCCGCTTCACGACATTCCGCTCAAAATCGGACAGGTCGTCGTAATCGAAATGGAACTTCATAATGTCATCGAACGCATCGTCAACACGCCCGCCCTTGAGCAGCGTGTCGAACCCCAACGACCCACGCACGAAAGTCTCAGTTGCCATACCGAACTGACGCGACAAGCGCAGCGGAGCGTTACGCGTACTAAACGGATTGAACGCATCACCAAGGTTGATTTTCTTCCCACGTATCTTGATCGTCGGAGTGATCTTCGACAAGCGACTAGCACCCGCCTGAGTTTCCACGAACTCCGTGGCGACCTGACCACCAGCAGCCCCAAGGGAACCGCTCTCAGCCAACTGGCGCACGTACTCCACATGCTCCGGGTTCACATTGTCCGGGTTGATGCCCCTCTTGCGCATCGCCCGCTTCACATCCTTAGCGCGCTGGGTTAGACCCAGCCGCTCAGCCTCATCTGCCTGATGCTTCCAATACGCCCGCATGAACCGACGGTAACTAGACCAGTTCATCCCGGCCAGATGGTTCATAAACGTGGCTGACATGAAGTTCCTGCCGTGGAACCCCGGCTTAGCGATCATGTATGCGCGTAACAGGTTGTGGAGTTTGTCGTACTTGCGGAAGAAACCATCGGCTCCGCCACGGGCGACGTAGCGCTCCGTGGCAGTCATCGCCTCAACGATCGTCGCTGGTCCCTGAAGTTCACCGAACGATTTCATCCCAGAACGGAACACCGAATCCAGAATCTCTTCCCGCTGCCCGATCTTATGGATGTCGCGCGCCCCCTCGGGCAACTGTGAAATCAACTCCAACCAATCGTCGGCACCGTCCTGCAACTCGCCCATTGCGAAGTCCAACATCTTCTGATCGGTTTCAATGAGAGCGCCTACAGCGAGTCGAAGTTCGATCAGATCATCTGGCAGGTTCTCCAAGGGGATGTCACCGCCCGCACCCAAGCGGGCGAGAGTATCCATAGCCCGGTCCATCTTCGCAGTACGCTCAATGACCGACGACGCTATAAGAGACTCCCGTATCGCTATCTCATCTGGCGTGTACTGGGCAGCCAGCCTCGCTGCGTCCGCCTCCCTCACCGCACGGTTGAACTCCCGTACCGTCGCCCCGTACTTGCCCTTCGCAGAGTTCATGTTCCCAACCAGAATGGCGCGATGACCTGCGATGTCCTGCAACAGATCAGCGTTCGCTGCCTGAATGTTGATAGGAGCGTCGGGTGCTGACATCAGACTGTACGCCTGCTCATCCCACCAGTCCATGAAAGCAGCCGAATCCATGTACTTGCTCTCGCCCGTAACGGCCTCCACCAAACCCCGGAACAGCGGGCTATCTTCGGGATCTTCGATCCTTCCCAACAGGGCAGCGTATTCGTCGCCCGCCGTTATCGGCGTTTGATCCACCGGATCAAACGACACGATCTCATTCATGTCACGCGGCGGTAGCAGCGCATCCTCGTCCATCCCCAAATCTTGAGCCTGACGCTTCAAGGTTGCTATAGCGTCCTCTGTCAAGTCGTCCAATATCACCTCAGGGGCACGATCCATCAACCGGTTGAGGTTCCGATGCGTTTGTAGAACGTCGCCGGAATGTAGCGCTAGCGGATTGGTGAACATCATGTTCGGGAACGGTGTCTGCGTGCCGTCCGTGGTGAGAAGAGGCAACGATTCGCCCGTAGGGGACATCGTTAGTTTCGCCTGCCCACCGTCGAAATCGTTGAACCACACCGCACCGTTGTACCCGTCGGCAGTCAACGACCGCCGGTACATGTGAATAAACTTGCCCCCAAACCACTTCTTACCCAACCTATCGAACTGTTCAAAAGTAGCCGGTGTGCCCTTCGGCATCATCCCCTCATGCCCGTAAAGAAGGGAATCCAAGTAAACAGCCCAATCAGTTAGCGTGCCATTGTTCTTGGCTATCTCCTGCGCCCAAGTGAACGGGTTTATGTTCGGGTCGATTTTTGCTAGATACACCGAATACAATTCAGGCAAATCTTGAAGAGCGTTTTCCCCCAATCGGGCAGCCTTCGCCTGCTGCTTCATAGCCAACTCCACAGCGTTGCTCAACAGCCCCGCTTCCGCTTCCCCCGATGGTAAACGTACCCGTCCGATCACTTCGCCAGCATCAACGTCCATAAACGCTGGATAAACCTCAGCGAACCCCTGCCTGCCTGCCCCGTCAGCGTCACCCAACCAGATAGCGAACCGTAAGCGCTCCTCAAACGACGCGTCCTTGAGTTTCTGAACCATCTGAGCGCGAGGCACATTCGGGTTCCACTCGTAAGCACCCGCTGGGATGTCGATACGGCCCATGTTCCACGCAAGTTCAATAGTGGCAACCGACCGGCTATGAGGACCGGGGCGTCCAATCCCCGTGCCGGGGATTACGTCCGCATCTCTCGCCTGATCTTGCAGCACGCGAATAAACTTTTCAAAGAACTCAGGATCAGCGTCGCCTACACGGGCGAACTGATCCAACATCATGTGGCCCCCGGCCTGACTATCCATCCCCTGTCCACCCGCATAACCGTGCTTGTCTATTCGCGCTAGTTCTTCCACCGCTTCAAGAATGTCATCCGGGGACATGTCCGCTGTCATGCCCATAGCAATCTCAGCAGCACGCACCTCAGAGTCGGGGTGAACCCCGTACACCTTTATGTTTCTGGCCCCCATCGGGGTTTCCAAAACAAGGTTGTACGGGTGCCTACCCGGATTGTTGAATGTTCCACCCCATGTCAAACCATTAGGCATCCCATTCAAAAACGGTTTATCCACCCACCCGTGTTCGGGTCGGCCATACCGCAACAACGGATTGATGAACTCACCGCTGCTCATGTGCATGACCCGCAGGCCATCACCAGTTTTCACGGCTGCTTCAATCACCTCTTCTGAAATGCCACGCGCCGCAAGAGTGGCCTTCAACATTTCTTCCGAACCAGCCTCATGGAATTCTTGACCGAAGTAATCAGCCATGCCGCGTAGGCGTTCCTCTAAGAAATCAATATACGGTTGCTGCTGATCGGTGGTAATACCCGGCATGTGGCGGCGAACAAAGTCGCCCATGCCGCCGTAACGCGCACGCATTTCTAACAGGTCAGCAGTCTGACGACCCAACACCCCAGTCAACGACGTTTCATCCGGTATCCCAATCCGCACCAACTCGCCGTAAGGACGCGCCGGGTCAAGCATGTTCTCAATGGTTGACTGCACGTTATGGGGACGACCGGGCTTCCGGTACCCCTGCGCCCTGTGAAAGAAAGTCCCCCCCTGATCGACACGAACTAAACCATCCGCAGTCGAAATCCCTATATTGTCGTAACCAGTTCCCAACACATCCCAGTTCGCTAACAGCAGATCCGCTGCCGTACCGCGTGTCGTCGCGTTAGCCAAAGTTTGCGCTGCTGCCCCTTCGGGGACTGCATCTGGGGTAGTTAGAAACTTTCTGCCATCCTCCAACGTCACGATTACTGCCGTGCGAGGGTCCAACCCCGACGCTGCCACAGTGTCCAGATCGGCAATCCACGGAGACACATGCCAAAGAGAACCATTCGCGCTTCTTGACGCATACCCGTTGGGTGCGCCAAGGTTCTTATACCCCGCACCACCGCTCAACTCACGGTACAAAGCGTTGCTCAACACCTCACCTGTGACCCGTTCGCGCCCGTTGCCTTCCCCAACAAACACCCCGTCAGCAGCCTCATCCGTGTACTCCTTGACGTAATACTCTTTACCGTCAAGCGTGTACTTGCCTCCCATGTTGGACCCCAACGGGCCTTCCATGAACTCACCACGTTGGAGAATGTCGTCTATCGACACGCCCACTTCGTCAATGGGCGACTGCGATGTGCGCAATGAACGCCGCATCGCGTTACGCATGTCTTGCATCATCACGTAGTCGCGTACAGTCGCCCACCGGGTCATGCCCTGATCCTCGTACATGAACCGGATGGGTTTCCCCTCAGCCTGTGCGACCTCTTCGATCATCCCAATGGTGGCTTCGACACCCTCCATCTCTCTGGTCATGGTGGATTCCATCTGCCCCACGATTTCATCCAGATCACGGCCATCGAACAGGGTGGCCCGTACCGGCTGAGGATTCCCAGCATGGTACGTATACAAATCATCCAGCATCGCTGGGTCGTTCATCAAATCATCAAAGGTGGCTGCGTTCGCAAAGCCTTCGTCTAGGTTCCTGAGAATCGCCGTCTGGGCCTGCACCACCGCTTCCGGTGTCGGTTCCCATACGTCTGTAGGCGCAAACTCTGCGTACTCGTCCAAGACTCTGGTGGCTTCGTCAATCTCCAACCGTGTGCGCTTCAGCATGTAGTCGATCTTGTTCGCAGCGTTCCCCGTGTCGAACCCTCCGAACATCACCTCATACGCTTCACCAAAGAATCCTTCTTCTTCCGCAGCGACACGCTCGCCAACCCGTACCTTCGGGTTGGCAGCCATAATGTCCAACTCGCGCTCAACACCCAGCCAAATACCTATACCGCCCTCATCGGCCTGCTGTAGAACACCGTCAAGTTGCATGAAGGTTTCTTCAATGTCCAAATCGCCCCCATCGGGGGTGATGTACTTCCACCGTCCATCAACATTCCGAACAAATTCAGGAAGCGCTCGTCCCGAAGCGGCCAGTTCATCCAACTGCCGGTTCGGGGAAGTCGGATTGAACCCACCGAAATCCCTGACAAACGCCTCAAAGGTTTCCGACTGTCCGAAAATCTTGTTGACGGCACGCTCCATGAAGAGAACCTGAGCGGTACCACTACTCAGCCGACCATACGAGAAACGCAACGACGCACCATCTGCCCGCAGATCCGCCACCCGGTCCAGCAACGCTACGCGTTCCTTCTCCAACTGGACGACAAGAGCCTCGTCCCCCTCCCCCTCGTCTATCTGCCGTTGTATCCTTTCTAAACGGTCGTCTACGTCCTTGACCTTCTGGCGATGTTCCATGTATTCGGCTTCATGGCGTGTCCGCTCCGAATACCAGTCCTCCTGCCGACGGTTAGCCATCTCCAACCGCTCATCAGCCTGCCTAGAAACAGCCTCAAGTTCTTCTATTTCCTTGGCAACAGCGGCAGGCTCACCGATGTTGTTGGCCTGACGATTCATGGCCTGCATCAGATCGGCCTTAGCGCGCATCACCGCATCTGTGGCCCGGTTCAGTTCGCGTCCGACGCGTACAGCCTCCGCCGTGGGTATCGTCGTGTACTCGGCCATGCGGTTGAGAAGGATGCCTTCGTTGAACAGCAGCGTTTCCGTGTAAACCTCGCCGGTACGACCGGCGATAGTGTTCACATACCCCTTTAGGGCTACTTCGATGTCGTCAACGAACAGCGAATAGTCGCCTCCGTGCCGTTCGGTGATGTCCATGATCTGCTTCTCAATGGACCCCCATACTTCTCCGGCTTCTCCGCCCTCTACTGCGGAACCCGGTGTATGCAGTTCGTCCCCGAAGAACTTCCCCGATATGTCGCCTTCCTCCCTCAGCAACTTGTCGGCTTCCGCGACACTTATGCCATCTTTAGTGGCGCGTTCAGCAACCTTGGCGTCGAACTCTTCGACACTCATATACTTACGACTCATCTCAGGGCCAGTGACCTTGTATTTCCCACGCCCTTTATGCAACCGCTCGCTGTATTTGCCCTTTGTTGCGAACGCTTCGCGTATCGCAGTACGAGCATCGTCAGTTAGTTGCCGTGGAACGTAGTTATCTACTTGCCCAAGGAAATCCCGACCACCCAAACGGTGCGCTTCGGTGCGCAAAGTCTCAAACAGTTCCGTCCCCTTGCGGGTCAGGTCATCCCCGACCAGAGCGATAGCATCAGCATCGCCTGCTATCGCATGGTAGACAGCCGAATAGTCCGCTCCCACCGCATCGACTTCGCTCATAAAGTCTTGCGCTATCCGCTGAAGTTCCGTTTTCGCAGACCGCGCCTTTGAATTGCCACGACCCGTGGCATGAAGAAGGCGTTTACCCTGATGAACAAAGACAGCATCGGTAGAATCCCGAATAGCGTTCTTCAGGTCGCCCATGCGTCCGCTGAGTTTGCCACCCGTAACCAGACGGGTCAGCCCCCCACGCCTCAACAATGCGTTATCGGCCTTACCGCCAGCAGCCTTGACCGCCTGACGGATGATCCCGTTCCTCAACCCCTGCGGGATACCGGTCACCATCTTGCCTATTACCGGCGCTTCCGAAGTCATAAAGCGAATACCCATAGGGGAATCCAAACCCTTACTGGTAATGGAACGCTTTATCTTTTCAATCGGACGGTTGATCCTGAGCGCCCGCCCGATCGGGCCGGTACCCGGCACTTTCATACCAAACGACAAGGCCAACTTGTCAGCCTCACCCGGAGAGAACCACGCCCCCCCAAAGTTCTTGATGATGTCGTCCGCTTCCACATCCACCTGATTGCGGATCGTCTGACCCAACTCATCCACGAAATCGTCTGCGCCGTAACGCAAGTTCTTATCCAGCCCGCTGTCTGCGAACATCCTCCCAGCGAACCGCAGGTTGTCGCCCGCTACGGCAGTAGCGCCACCGTCCATAGCCTCCGCGCCAATCTGCATGAGCCGTTCCAAGTCAGCGATTTCATCATCAGCGAACTTGATAGTTACAGCACCCGTATCGTCAAGCCCCTGACGACTCACCCGTGAAACCCATTCAGTAGTGATACTGCCATCCGGGGCCGTACTGATCTTCAGGTTCTTCTTACCGCCATGATGAGCCTTCCGGGCAATGTCATCAGCCAACGCCCCCCAATCACCCTGCTTCATGCTCTTACCAACAGCACCCACAACGTCGTCGCCCAACGCACGAACCTGATTCAAAACACTCTTACGCACCAACTCCTGCGTGACGTTCCGGGCACCCCCCCTAGCCAACACCGAACCAAACGCGACACCCTTACCGACCAGCCCCAAATAGGAGAACGGGTCAAAGGCCACATCCCCGATGAACCCCAACGCGGCAGCACCAAACTTCTGCCAACCACTATCACGATCCTGCATAACATCGTAATCGTGGAGCAAACGACCAAACGTATAGTTGTCTTTGTACTGCTTTGTGAAATCGCCCCAACTGGCATCCTGACCTGTGAACAGGTCGATGCCCTCTTTGATGGCAGATGTGGTAAACGCCAAAGGCTTCTGAATAGCGTTTAGAAAGCCGCCTACAGGCCCGCTCGTAAGCGCCTTCATGTACCACGGGGTGTTGCTCTTGATGTACCCCTCTTCAACCCATCTGCTCTGCTCAGCGACAGGCTGGTACGACAAACCTTGCGCCTGATAGGGCGCTGATACGCCAAGAATGTCAGCGATACGCTGACTACCCACCGGTTTGGGGGCGACATGCGCCGACGCGGGAGCGTCGGCAGTCCCAAGGATGTCTGCTATGCGTCCCCGGTGGTGCTGACTGGGGTCATACGCGGCCATGACTCATGCCACTCAGCCGCCTTGCTGCTCTATCAAAATGTCTATAGCCGACCGACCCTGCGAATCTCTCGTCACACCTGATACGTCTATATAGGAACCTGAATCGGCGTTGATAATGTCCATCGCTCCCTGTTGCGCCTGAGCCATCGGTCCACTACCCGTAGCCTGTAGGGGCGGTATCACGGCTGGTTGGTTTGCCGCTGGTGAAATCGGGGCGGTCTTATCGGTTCCCCCGAGATGTCCAAGTCGGAGATCAAGACCTGTCGGTTCTGGTGGCTGACCAGTAGCGGGGTACCGGGCGAAGTCATTCGGTTGCATGGCACCCGGTGAGATACCAGCACCCCACCACTTCGCTTCGGCAGCAATCTCAGCCTGCCTAGCGGCAAGCCTGTCAGCGTGTTGCCCGGTCTGCATCTCAGCGAAATACTGCTTGATCGTTTCGATCTGTGACCGGCTCAGCGCGCCACGCCCGCTGATCGGATCACCCTCCATTAGACCTGCGTAGAACTCATCACGATGCTCTTGGTTCGCTGCTGTTCCTTCTGCATCGTCCCTGAGGTCCGGGTACATCTTCAACAACGACTCTGCGTGACCAATCATGTCGGCCTGATCCTCACCGTACCGGCGGATCATGCGCTCCTTGCTGCCCTGAGCGAAACCGCCCTCACCCAACAGATCCAAGTCAGCGTGCCAACGGTCGCGTACAGCCTTACGCTCAGACGCTCCCATCTGCCCCCAAAGGGCAGCGCCCTCTGGACCCAGACCATACAACCGTGCGGCTGCCTCATTACCTGCGGCTTCCGCTTTAGCAGCATCCGTAGCACGTTCCGTTTCGGTCTTGATCGCCTCGTCGCGCCAAGTCCGATCCGCGTCCTCGCGTAGCACCTGACGGTCATGGGCCGTAGTAGCCCCCTTGACGCTGCGATCCCATGCAGTCTTTGCGGCATCTTCGCGGAAGTCCCGCTCCAACTTTGACTCGTCCTGACGGAGCGTCCGGTCCAACGCCGACTCACCCTGACGCCAAGTGCGTTCATCAACAGCCTGCTCACCTCGCCAAGTACGATCATCAACGGCCTGTTGGCCGCGCCAAGTGCGATCATCAACGGCTTGCTGACCCTGCCAAGTCTGACCTGCCTCCCGCTCACCCGTGCCATACAGTTGAGCCGCTTCACGCTCGCCAGTACGCCAATCCTGACCCGCTTCACGCTCACCAGTCTGGAACTGCTGACCCTCTATGCGTTCGCCACGGCCATAATCCATCTGCTGCTGACGCTCTGTCTCACGGGTCAAGAAGTCCTCACGGCGACCAACGTCGCCAAGCAACGCGTTCACCATGTCCTCATCACGGCGCGTGTTGAACTGCTCCTGACGCATCGACTCGTCCATCAAACGCTGAGTCTGTTCCTGATCTAGTCCTTGGAACATGCGGAAAGCCTCATCGCCCAAAGCCAACTTCGATTCAGCAGCCAACTGCCCCGGCGCTGCGCCACGCTCAGCGGCAGCCATGTTCGCCACCTGAGCCAGACGCGCCATCGCATCCTGCGACGACGCGGCCTGCGAACCACCCAAACCACCAACCAACTGAGCAACCTGCTCAAACTCGTCAGTAACCTGCGGCCCCAACGCCTCCCGTGCGGCAGTCAAACGATCCTCAATACCACCAGTAAGGCCACTAGCGCGGCCAGCGATAGCGTCGATCATTGCCTGCTGCTGAGCCAACCGATCAGTTTCAAGAGCGCCGATGTCGGTACCCAACTGGGTTTCAATGTCACCGATCTGCCCCATACGGCGCGCTTCCGCTTCCTCCAAACCAGTTCGACGCCCAGAGATCAGATTCCTAATGTCGTCACTGAAGTCCTGTGTGGTGCGTTCTCCCATCAACGCACGGATCTGGGCGTCCAGATCCTCAGGGCGACGGTAACTCGATAGGTTGATAGCGGGCGCATACGGGTTTACGGGGACTGGTCCCGCTGGTGCTGCTGGCCCCGCTGGGGCTGCTGGCCCCGCTGGGCCTGCTGGTCCCGCTGGTGCCGCTGGCCCTGCTGGTCCCGCTGGCCCTGCTGGTGCGGCGGGGCCTGCCGGGACTGTCCCCGTTGGTGACGGAACCATAGTGATCTGAGGCACACCATCTTCGCCAGCATCCCATTGGAACACATTGGGATCGTTGACGTTTCCAATACCCATCGCAGCAACCTGCTCGCGTAACTTGGCCGCAGCGTTGGCGTCTACCACACCCAATTTTTCAGCGAACGCTATGCGGGCTTCCTCCGCAGCCGCATCGCCTTCGTCGCCAAAAGAGGCCAGTTTCTCCAACCAAGGGTTGCCGCCCGTAGGCGCGTTTGCCGCTTCAATAGCCGCTCGGTTGTTCTCCAACCCAGCAACAATGTCCAACATGTTCCCACCGCCGCCAGTCGGAGCAGCCCCCTGAGGCTGTGCCTTCATGTTCTCCAACCCGGCAACAATATCCAACATGTTCCCAGTGGGTGCAGCAGGTCGTGGTACAGCCCCACTAGCGTACAAAAACTCGTTCAATTGCTCCCGATCCGCTGCGGACAATTGGGGCGCTGTGTTATAAACCGGGCTAGCCGGGTTGCCACCAACGAACGAACCACCCGGAGTGTTAGGTGCAGGCACCCTAGGCTGGGTGTTGTAAACCGGGCTAGCCGGATTACCACCCACAAAGGAACCACCGGGAAAGAAACCACCGGGGGCAGGAGGCGCTGCCGTCTTAGACTGATCCGTCAAATGTTTCGCTGCCACATTCGTGATAGCAGTATTGATTTTCTTTGATGCCTCTGACTCAATCTCCTGACGAGGACGCTGAGCAGTAGTTTGGTTACCGTGACCCTGATTTCCCGGCATATGTGGCATTACGGCACTATCCCCTGCAACGTCTGAGACACCGCAAACCTGCGCATAGCATTAGCGATCTGATCGTCAATCAACCCCCCGTACATGTTCTCTTCCAACAAATTGCGCTGCTTGTCCAGTTGGCGTCGCGCCGCTTCCGCCGAAGCCTCAACCCCGTAACGGCCCATCTCAGCCTCACCGGCAGCGATCTCTTTGCCCCGGCGGAACTGGCCCGAATCCAACATGCCACGCCTGTTGAAAGCACCCGGCAGCGCACGCGCCGCCTTCTTCACCTGCTGATTAGTACGAAACATACTCGTCGCCTGCTCGCGGCCCAGCCGCTCAGACGCCCGCTGAATGTCATCAAGGCCATAGCCGTACTCTTGAGTACGACGCCCCATCGACCCCCGGCGTTCCGAATAATCGGAATAGGCCATTAGCCCCAAACACCTACCGTGTTAGAAACCAAAACTTTCTTGGTCGCGGTCCCATCCGTGTCGTACATAATCAGGTAGTCGGTAGCGGCGATAGTTGCGCCTAGGGCCGTCAGCCTGCTCGCGTCCACAGTAAGGGCAATAGCGCCACTCGTCCCGCCCCCGGATAAACCGCTGGTGGAAGAGGTCGTTACAGCAGTAATGTCCCCGGTAGGGACTTGATCTATTCTCTGAGTAATCCTTGATGGCATACTCTTTCCTAACCGAAGTAGGTGACATCAATAGTGCTACTAGACGAAACCCGAATGAACTTCACATCCGTCAAATCGTCCTGATACAAGTCCAAGACGCTATATGGGTTCAGATAATGACCCACACTGGCTGTAGGCGTCCCCCATCGAACCCGAATGGGTTCCGCGCCATTGGTAATCATTGCCGCTATGGCGGTAGCCGGTACAGACGCCAGAGAAACTGCCGTACCTGCAACGGCTAGTTGTTCGTCGCCTACGCTGGCCCCGTACTCTGCTGCTGACCTACGTATACCCATACCTGCTCCTAACCGCCCAGCGCGGTTACTCGCGCTTCCAGATCGTCCAACTTCTCTTGTATCTTACGAAGTTCGTATTCAATAGAACGAGCATTCTGTCCCAACATCTTATGTGTGGGCTTGTATTCGACTGGCATTAGTCCTCCACCGACCAATCGTCATCAATCATGTCGCCCAAATCCTGCATAGCCACAGACAACGAATCCACAGTGACCTGCAAATCCTCCAAATCAGCAGATCGCGCATACGCATTCATGTCCATCGTCTGCTCAATAGATGACACTGTTGCTTCCAAATGATCGATGCGCGCCACTAGGCGCGCTGAGGACCATGTGACTGTGCCGACGATTGCTGCCACGGACAGAATCAGCCCCAACGCTACGGTTGGGATTCTGACTTGGCGGATGTCGGACGGCACATCACTCATCTGGATGCTCCCAAACGGGTCCAGAAATGGTCCCATCGGCCAACACCTCCGCATCGGCGTACAACTCTTGGCAGAACGCCAACGCCTCAGCCTCCGTCTGCTCTGACACATCCCACGGTTCGTCCAACCCCGTTAGGGGTGCTGTTTCCGTCAGATAACCGAGGTGATAGACGCCATCCAACGCCCACGACCCTTCGGCTGTACCTCCACGCTGACTGATTTTCCTCTCAGGCCCGCTACCCCAAGTGCCCCCCGACAACTTCCACTTCAAGTAGATCATTGCATCAACTCCATCTGCGCCTGTTCCGCAACCTGCTGTTCCCGTTCAGCCACCATCTCGTCCAACAGCCCGATCTGCTGCATGGAGTCCAGTTGCGCCCACCCCACGCTGCCCGACATGATCTGTAAGTTGGTTTGGCGTGTCATGCGTGCCCGCCAGTAATCGGGTTGTGCGTGTTCGATCTCGTCGCGGGTGTAATGCTTCTCGCATTCGTTGAACAGATCGACAAGAATTGCCATCTCCCGCTTTGCCCCATGTTCCACGACGAGTTGATGCTCCAACCCCACCTGCTTTTCCTCAGCGTCTAGTGCGTCCAGTTCGTCACCGGTCGCCAACAGCCGTTGGATTTCGACCTCCAACTTGCGTCTAGTAATATCGGCGTGACGCAGTTTGTAACCCATGTCCTGTAGTTCCAGACACAACTGGTAGAAACGCATTTCGGGGGTGTCGTGCTGCCCGATCACGAAATGGATCAACTGGTAACGCGAACGGGTCTGTTGGACTTCTTCGACTGCTTCCTGAATGTTCATGGTTATGCCAAAGCCGTATCGTTGCTCAAAGAGGCGTACTGGTAGCGAGCGGTGGACAACCCCGACGACAAGGTAGAAATCGTATCGTCGCTGAAATCTATCTTGTTACATGCGGTGTACCCCGAGTCCCCCATGCAGTAGCCAGCGACACCCGCCTGAGCAAACCCCCCTGCTTCGCTCCTTGTGGTACTGAGTGTGATGCCCAAAGTCGCTATTGCTTCAGTAGAGAATGTGAGTTTCTGTATGGTATTTGTAGCGGGAGCGGTGGAACCAAAGATGTAGCCTGCCACGGCATTGTTAGACATACCTCCGCACCCTCTGACCGCTGTGGCTAGAACGGCGCTTAGTGTGGACGTAGTTTCCCCCGAAAAGGTCAGTTTCTCTATGCGATCCGTGACCGAAGATCCTCCCGTGTTGCCACCCGCGTGGTAACCAGCGACCCCTTTGGTGACCACATTCTGCGCGGATGAGTAACCCTCCTGACTCAACGTGGCGCTGATAGTGCTCAATGTCTCACCGCTGTAAGTCAGTTTCTTGATAGCAGTTGAGTTGACGGCACCCGTCCACGCCCCCGACAGATAACCAGCGGTTGGCGAGTTGCTCATACCACACGAATCGGACCAGTTGCCAGACAATGCGTTACTGGTCACGCTGGTGGCATCAGTCGCATATGTCACCTTTTGCACATCCAAGAGAACCGCCCACCCCGTCGTGTAACCCCCTACGGCATACCCCGCTACATTGTAATGAGATACACCAGCGACGTTTACACATGGATCATCCAACGCATCGGCCAATGTGGTGCGACTGTCGTCTGACAGATCCCACTTGTCGGTGATAGCCGTGAAACTGCCACCAGCGACGTAACCGAACGCCGGTACGCCCGACGAATACTGGAACGCCCCGATCAGGGCGGGAAGTATCGGCATTACGAAGTCAAGTTTCCGAAGATGTACCACTCGTCGGTGTCGCGCTTCACCAGCGCCACCGAAACGTACTGGCCGTTGATAACAGCGTTGTCGTCCAAGGAGCGGGTGGTCACACCCGATCCTTCAACAATGGTCGTGGCCCCCGCGCCCTGTTGGATAATGACAATCTGCGTGCCCGTGGCGAACGCCACGCTGCTGTTCGGCGGGATGGTCAGGTTGTTGGCCGAACCGCTGTTCATCTCCACGATTCCGCCAGCGTCCCCAATAACCAGCGTGTAGGAAGAGGTTTCGTTGTTGATCGCCAACGGAGCGACGACACTCCCAGCGGTCACAGCGCCCGTGACGGTTAAAGCAGATAGTGTGCCAACCGAAGTGATAGCCCCCTGAGCGGCTGTCGTTACCGTGCCTGCCGTGGTGGCCGTATCGGCATTGCCGGTCACGGCACCGGTCAAAGGCCCAGCGAACCCTGTCGCTGTTAGAACCCCGGTGCCTGCATTGTAAGTAGCCCCACCGTCAGTCTTTGGAGCCAGATCACCAGTGGCCGACTCAAACAGAGCCACCGAACAGGTGGTGTCGGTCGTGTCAGCAACCGTGATAGTGGTTGGTGTTGGCGCTGCGGCCCACTTCAACCCATGAGCAGCCACGGTACTGTCTGCTGTCAGAACATGATTATTGGTCCCTGCGGCCAATCGACTAACAGCATCAGCACCACTGGCGACAATCAAATCGCCCAAAACGTCAACAATGTCGTTCTGAACAACACCGGGTGTGGTGTTGACAAAGGCTTCGATGTCGTCAAAGTTGGTGTTCATGTCCGCTGCGACGATGGTCGTCCCAGCGGAGAACGAGTTTGTAACAGCGAGTGTTGCCATTTACCTGAGTCTCCTTGGCGTATACGTAAACGCCAGCGCGTTCACTTCCCAGTGGTTGTCTGTGGAAGGACCGCTGACCTTCATACTAATACTTCTTCCTGTCCCAAGTGTGGGCAGATTCTTCACATCGGCGGTGAGATTAGAGGAAATCGCATCCCATGCAGCGTAATAGGCTGATTCCGTATCAGCGTCGTCCCATTTGGCTGTATCCCATCGTGATGTAGAGACTTTGCCAGTAATCGACAGATTGAAAGAGTTCGACTGTTCTGACTTGTCGAAATCTTTGTAAATCAAAATAGGCAACGTGATTGTAGATTCGGCTGACAGCACCACTCTTGGGCGACCCCAGCGTTTCTTCACGATTGGATCGCGTCCAGTAACCCAGCGGGTTACGAAATAAGATTCGATATGTTTTTCTGTAGACCCCACATAGCGGTCGCTAGTCCGATTCTGTGCATCTTCAACATCAATCAGAATCCCGGTGTTAGCGACACAACCGCCGTAGACGGTTGATGTCGCATTCGGAGGGTTATACGCATACAGCGGGCCAGCGTCGATGTCGCTTGTAACCCATGCTCCCCCTTCCCCCATAGTGGGGTCATAAGTCAAGGTACGACGGCTGGTTACCCCGCCCTCCAACCAATCCACAGACACGTACAATTTGTTGTTTCCCCATGCCAATTGAGGGGGATTGGTGTCTAGGTTGCGTATGCGTCCGTCGTCAATTGCGGGTTGCAGTTTGGCAAACAGCCATATGAACTGTTGTCCATCGTGTACGTAAACGCCGTTGGTGGCGTACCAGAAGAAGGTTCCGAAGGTTGTGGAAACGGGGGATGACAGAGGAATAGAACCGACATCGTTGGTTAGGTTGACGACCTGAAAGGAGTCAGAATCCCATCCGAAAATGGCGTGAACACTGTTGGACTTGAAAACCAGCAGTTTGTCTCCTGCTGGTACAAGCCCAGTGATGTAGTCCCCATGCTCCCCTTTATCAATATCAACGTAATCTGCTGCTGCCCATTTCTCAGGATCGTTTATGTTGCTCCAACGGACCCGATATTTGTAGTCGGTAGCCGACTCATACGTATTGGCTACCCAAGCAAAATTGTTCCAAAACGCTACATACTGCGCTTGTGGGAAATTGCCCGCAGAACCATCCAGCGTTGTACCTAGATCAGCCGCCGCGCTACCGTTCCACCTGAACGACGGCTTGTCTCGTGACACCCCGTAGGCGATGTTGTTCATCGTCATGCCGTACACGCGGGTACCGTCGGTACGAGCAGTAATGCCTGTGATGTCAGTGAAGTTACCGGAAGTGGCGTAAGCCACGGCAGTCCCGTAGTTGACCATCTTCTGAGCGGTACCACCGTCAGTGAAAAACCCCCAAATGCCTTTGATGTCCGCGCTTAGAGCGGTCGTGTTCAATCGGTCTACGCCGTCGCGCTGGCGGATACCGCCGCGCGGGTCAACGGTCACGTTCAACAAATCCGGGGATTCGTTCTCCGCAAGGTTGAACTGGTCGGACCTGAGGTTCAACCCGCCCGTGAAGGCTTCCAGTACCTCTAGTTTGAATTGGCGGGCCATTGCCCGCTACCAGACAACGCCGCCAGTATTGGCGTAGCGCAACGCGCCGAATCCCGCCAAATACCGCGTCGGCCTGCGACTATTGGCGACCATCGGTTGCGGGGCCGGAACATCAGCGTACCGACGGGCCACATTGTCCAAGTCCGCTAAGAATTGTGCATGGTACTGGTTTGCCATGACTGGATCTTCCTGCTGCAAATAGGCTTTACCTATCGCATACGTGACCAGCACCGGGTGGAACGGATCGGGAAGATCCGGTTCGGTACCGTCAGCGGTACCGACCCCAAACGAAGTAGCGTTTCGTAACCCACGAACGTAAATAGTTTGGACACCACTTGGAGTCGGGTAGAAGCGCACCGTGTCGTTCCAGAAACTCCACTCCCACGGTGGCCCAGAAATAGCGACATTCAACGGATAGTTCCAATCGGCGTCGTCGGAGCCGATGTATTCAAGAACGTGGTCGTCGTTGCGTAAAGCCATGACTTCCCGCAACCCTTGGCTCACCGCATCGGGTGCGGCAGCAATCGTCGCAAGCGTGTAATCCTTGGTGTCGCCAGCAGTCGGGAAGGTTGTGCGTACTTCAAAGAACGGCCAACGCTTCTCGCTGTACACGATCAAGTCAAAACCTTGACCCAACATGTTGTCCATCACCGTATCGGAAATGTCAGTGGCATCAATATCAACCACCGCACGGACCTGTGTCCGCATTTCCGCAATGGTCATTGCTGTCACGAGGCAGCCGCTTTCTGTCGTGTGTGGCCGATACAAAGGTCCGACCCGGACACAGGGCGCGCTTTACAAGCGGCCCCATGCCGGGTCGTAGCGGAACAGAAAACACCGGGCGAAATGGGAGGTTCACCCTGCTGGGGGGGGCCGCTCACCCCCGGCACCTGACGAGCGCCTGCGCGCTCGCCCGGTGCGTAATGGGATGGGCTGACGCCACGCGACCCCGCTGGTTCAGCATTCCTGCTGTATGACAGGGCGATTCCACGCGGCATTTTCTGCTCCTAGTTGTTTATCAGGTTGCGCTATGGATGTAACCCTGACGGGCACGGTTACTGCATGTCAACTCGCCGTAGCAGAGAATCTGCGCGTAGCGTGCATCCTGATTGGTGGGCCGAACGAACGGAGTCGTCTGGAACCACGTTTCTGTATGAGCAACCAGTCGGAGGTACTTCGTGTTAAGGAAGAAAATCTCCCCGGCGGTTACGTCACCGTCAAAGGTCACTGGAGCGCCTTTGAACAGGAGGTTCTGGAAACCGGCGTCTGCGACTTTGGTGTCCGTGTACCTCAGGTTCGGCTCCAGCAAAGCCTCATACGATTCGTACAAAGCCTGTGTACCGATGACTATGGTCGGCTGGTCATTGCCAACTGACACGTTGTTGTAGGTGGTGCCCATTTGCTTCACGGTCAAAGCGCCGTCCATATCATGTTCGTCGGACTTCCACCATGAATTGCCTGAATCAGTCGGATCAATACCACCAAGGGCGGTGTTGGGCTTGCCAACAATCAGGTCCAGACCAATCCAGTCCTTGTTGCTGTTGCCAGTCCCATCACCATAGAACATTTCGTTCATGTTCTGAATAATGGTTTCTTCCGTCTGCATGACCTTGCCTTCCAGCAGGTCAATGATTTCGGCTTCACCGTTGTTTTTGGCTTCCTCAATACCCGTGATTGTCACGGTAGCGGCGTACTGTTTCCAGTCGTACTCAGCCGCCGTAATGCCGGTCTGAGCAGTCGTGGAAAGGGCTTCGTCGCCTGAGTATGAGGCTGCCGTGCTGTTCGTTCCGTAGATGATGGGGACAACGATCTTTGCACCCCCACTGATACGCCGAATGGTCTGTCCATTGGTCAGCGCATAAAACAGCGGGCGAGCAGTAAAGACGTTATCCGCCAACTTTGGAACGTAGTTCTTCAGCGTGGTACTTAGAATCTGGTCAAAATCATCATTACCAGCCATGCTGAATCACTCCTTTCGTTAGTTAGGCGTTGGATAATTCTTCCTGCGCCAGCGAAAAAGCATCACGGAGAGAGTTCACAGCGGTAGAAACATT